TCTATAGATGATTTAGAATCTAATCTTCCTCACTATGAAGAAAAATCTGAAAATGTTGCTGCAAGAAAGGATTTTATGAATAGAATCTTGATCGAAATAGAAAAAAGAAATGCAGGAGGATATGGGGTGTGAGTAAAGTTAATGTGCTAGATATTCTTTATAATGAAGAACGAAGCCCATTAGAATTCCATTTTGATGCTTTAATGGGTCCAAATGTTTCTAATTTCTTTATAGAATCTGAAATATATGAATTATATAATATCGCAAAATCAAATAAGTTAGCAGGAAATGTTAAGGAAAAGAAAAGGTTAATTAATGAAATAGTATACTCTAAGGGATTTAGAAGATGGTTTTCTGGGACAAATAGGGTCATATATAGATATTTAGAAGACAATTCATTTTGTCTTAAGATAGCATTTGATTCTGTAGGATTATCTGATTCTTTAAGAGAATATGAAAATCAATTCTATCTAAAACCATTCTGTACAAAAATATTCGATGTACATTCATGTGGTGTAGTATCCACTACAGAGGTAGTACAACCAATTAGATTATTTGAAGAATTTGCACAAGTAGCAGAAGATGTTTTTGATTTAATAGTAAATAGAATAATAGGTAAATATGTTCTAGATGATATTGGTTGTATAGAATTCTTTCAAAATTATGGTGTAAGGAAAGGTTTTGGTCCTGTACTATTAGACTTTCCTTACATGTATAAATTAGATGGTAATAAGTTATATTGCACATTAAAGGACAAAGCATCTGGGGTTAATTGTTCTGGTCTTATAGATTATGATAAGACTTTTGATAATATAATATGTACTAAATGTGGAAAAAGATACTTCGCAAAAGATTTACAATCAAGTATTGATAATAATATAATATATGTAAAAGGAGTGAATGACGTTATGTCAAAAGTATATTTATATCAAGGAGAAAATTTAGAATCAATTATAGGTGGTAATGAAAGTGATTTTATAGATAGATCATCTAATAGAATAACTCCATCTACTAAGGATCAACAAATCTATGATGATTTTGTTCCTAATGGAAGAAGAAATAGAATTAAAGAGCAATCTAAATCTGAAACTAATATTCCTAATATCATAGAACAAAAAGTAAGAGTTAGATCTACTACAGAAATACATAAAGATAAATTAGAAATTCCTTCTAATCTTGGAGAGATAATAAATCAAAATATATTAGACGAAGAAGATGATGAAGAAAATATACTTAATAAATTTAATTTAAAAGATTCGGATTTTGAAGAAAATAGTCAAATCAATACAGAATACAATCAAGAAGATGATGTAGAATATGTAGAGAAGATCAGAAAGATGAAACAAAAAGTAGATCAAGATAACGATCATTTATATTAAGAAAGGAGAATATATGAGTACTAATTTAATATTATGTAAAGGGAATAAAAAAATAGATAATAAATATTGTGATGAATTTGTATCAAGACAATCAAATATATGGTTTAGTGATATTATAGCTTACTTTTTAGACAAAGTACAAGATTCTTGTATTTCATTAGAATTATATGATGATGAAAAAGATAAAGAGATAATCAATTATCAAATATTAAATAAAGAAAAGTATGAACAATTAAAACAAATGATAGCTTCATATGATCTAAAATCATTATCTAAAGAATATAGACAAAGTTTATTCGATTTTGTAAATATATTAAATGATCCATTTCATGATTTCATATTATTGGATTATTAAGAAAGGGGAATATATTATATGATTACTGGTGATATATATTTAACGACTGATCCTAATATTGTTGTACATCAATGCATAGCACCTAATACAATTGTTATGTTTTTACAAGATGGTCAAGATATAGATCAGAATCTATTTAGAACAATCAGAGCACAACAAGGGAATATTGCCAGTTCCCTACTTCCAGATTATCAATCATTTATGTCTCAAATAGAAGAAGGTAACGAAGCTTTTGAAACTAATTATTTTAGGTATCTTCAAAGTCAAGAACCATTGACTACTTTTATGCTTATAATAGCATCTCTATGTAAAGGAAACAATATCATATTGTATACCTCAAAAGATCATGCAGATACTTTTGTACCACAATTGATGAAGTTTGCAGGGATCACGTTTGGATTGATTATAGGAATTATAGGAACTAATATGGATAGACCTTGTAGTTTTGATTTGAATTATACTAAGAATATAATAGAATTATTATATCTATTTAATTTCTATACAATAGAAGATTTATTTATGGATTTCCCTAAATCAGAATGGTTTTCTGATAATGTTATAATTAAATTAAGTATGGATATGAAACCATATTTAAAGAATCCTAATCCAACATTAGAAGATTATGCACTATACTTCTATAATTATAAAGAACAAGTGAAAACTATAGGTAAATTTTTAAAACCTATGGTTCACAGAGGTTAGTTAATATGGTTACATTTATGACATCAGATACATTGAGTAAATTGTATATAACAAAAGATACATATTTTCTAAATTTAAGTTCTTTTAAAATGGGATTCCAAAGAGTAAACTTAGCACCTCCATATGAGTGTACATCATTAGAACCAAAGTTATTTGATATGATGTATGCCAAATTTATTCTAGAGAATAATATAGTGTTTATGGAATTGATGAATATAATAGTTCCAGTATTTGAAGGTAAAAGTATAGTCATATTAATTACTATGGGAGATGGTTGGGATGTAATTACAGAATCATTACAAAAATTTTTACAACAAAGATATAATATTATCTCCACTATTTGTTATAATCCTGAAGACTATGAATATGGTCAAGAAGTTATAATGAATAAAAGTTCATTATATAATTTTGAACAAGATAGAAAGAGATTCTTAAATCTATTTGTAATGGAAAATGGTGAGGATATTGTCAAAAAATCAATAATCACAAATGATAATATTTCAAAATATTTCTAACATATTACTGATGTTATCATTACCCCTAATTATAAAATTATAGAGTAGGGTTTCCTACTCTATTTTTTAACAAAAAATATTAAGGAAGTGTTAATTTATGAGCAGTAAATTATACAAACATATAAGATACAAAGCTGAAATACCATTTATAATTTCTCAATTAATAAGAGAGTATGATATATCTAAAGCTAATATTAATATATTATTTAAATATGGAATTTTATCAGAGAGTCAATATCAATACTTTTTAAAATGTCCTAGAATGGAAAGACAAATTACTATAGGTAAAATGGAAAAGAACAATCCTAAGATAATAAAAATAAAACAACAAGGTATTGAGGAATCTAGAAAGTTATTTTTTGAAGCTAATGATATATCAGATACAGATGTATTGTCAATAAGAAATGATGCTATATTCTTGATAAATAAAACAGCCAAAATTACTAAGTTTGAGAATATAGAATTTCTCAATAATAACACTTTTTCTTCATTTTATAGTCTAGATCATAAAGATTTAGAAGCATATTATATGTACGATTCATTCTCTCAAAAAGAGAAGATAACAATAAAAGGAATGAAACCTGAAGAGTTAGTTAAACATGAGAATTTCTTCTTAGATTTTTTATTAGCTGTATTTCAGTCTGCTGAATTGGAAGGTGTAGAAGAGACCATTAAATTAATAGCATCATTTAATCAACTATACGTAGGATTAGAGTTAGATGTTGAATATTATCGTAATTTCGATAATATGTCTAGATATATTATAAATACCAAGAATCATTCAAACTATTTACCATATATAGAAAGGGATGATTTAAAACATATAAATACTATATGTAATCTAAATATAATAAGAGAATTGTGGGGATACATAGGATCAATAAAATTTAGATATAAATAAAGGATATGGGGTTGACCCATATCCATATTTTATCTATCTTCGTCTGCTTCAAAACTAAAATTAAACTCTTTAGCTTCATCATCTGATTTATATTTTTGTCCATTTATTTCTCTAGCCCATTCTAATACTTTTAAATAACATCTTTCAGCCAATACATCCGTCATACAATTCTTATTATATACTGTTGACAATCTATTGATTAAAGATGGTGAAATTCTTTCTGATACTGTATTAGATACTAGATTAAGTATTTCTATTTGATTATCTCTGGATACAGATTGTAATTTAGCATAATCTATATTTTTAGATATTACATTTATCATACAGTCCTCTACAAATATATCCAACATTGGGATTACATCCATATTATTTACAAATTGTCTATCTAATGCGACAACTTCAGCATTAGTCATAATGACATCACATTTATTTTTTACCTGTATACGTCTAGCTAGTAGACTTAATATAATAACCGTAACTATAATTATATATCCGTAATAAAATTCCATAATCAACACTCCTTAATATTTTTTATTATTTAAAAGTTTAAGATATAAAAAATAAGAGTGGAATAACCACTCTTATAATTTTAATGATCGGAATTATAAACTCCATTTAAACACATTTCAACCCTAGATTCACATCTCTTAGTTAACCCTGAACTTACTACACCATTAGCCTTATTCCAACTCATCAATTTAGTTGTTATTAAATCTGAATCACCTGATATAATAGCTTTCCAAGTATTACCTCCTATTACAGCTCCAGTACCAGCATTATATCCAATATCACATAAACAATCAAATGCTTGTTGTGAGATAGAATTATAATTATCACCTAAAGCAGATTTAATAGTATTTGCTACTAAATTTATTTCTTGTTTTAACCAACCTAAGGCTTGGTCTTGTGTACATGTAGAACTCAATCCGTTAGGGAAAGCTTCAGGGATTGCACAATAACATGTACCATAACCAATAGTCCAATATCTTTGATCTCCTGGATAATATGGATCTTCATATGCATTCTCTGATTCTGAACTCCATTCTCCCGATTCCCAACCAGCTACATAAGAAACTAATGAATCGGATACTAACGAATCGCTTGATCTTGAATAATCCAATTGCCACACACCATTCTTATCAAAAGAATAATTTTGACCATTAATTTCTAATATAGTGTTACATACACATGAACCTTTAGAATAAGTCATTCCATTATAATATGTATCTTTCTCTAAAAGATAATACCATTTTTGTTTATCTCCAAGTTTCACCCAATTAGTAGCCATAGCTCCTTCTTGATATTTAATTCCATAATTGCCAGTTTCTTGAGGATATAAATAATACCAACTTCCTTTATATTCAATCCATCCTGTAGACATTTCACCAACATAATGAGTATCTCCATCTTTTTCAGTTTTTTCCGAATAAGAAAAAAACCAATGGTCTTGATTAGTTGCTGTTTGGAAAAATCCAGTATCCAATGAACCATCTTTATCATTTAAATGATACCATTTTTCATTATCTTTTTTCCATCCTAGAATATTTACATTATCTTCCGAAGCAAACCATTTTTTACTATTATCATCCTGTATCCAATTTAATGACATAAAAACACATCCTTTCTTTATTTTAATTACTTATATGTTTTTTAGTAAAAGTTCAATATTATAACTGTATATTATAATAGTGAAATATAATATTATTATTTAGGAGAGTGTTGAATATGATGAAAGAAATTATTAATGTAATACAAAGATTAAATAGAGGGAGTGTTGAATTATTAAAAGAACATGATGTAGTATATGTATTTACTAAAGTAGATAATGAAATGATAAAACATCTATATTCAAATAGAAACCAATTAATAGAAACATTAATAAATGACATAAATGAATTAGAAGTATTTACTCAAGAAATAAAAGATATAAATACTTACATATTACAAATGGACAAAATTTATGAAATATATAATCTAGAAAAAGGTACAAGTGTGGGCGAAATAAAATGTTTCATTTACACATTAAATGCTTATTATAGATTCTTAAAAAGAATAGATATAAGATTCAAAGAAAAATTAGGAATAGCTTGATACATAAAATAGAGGAGAGATTTAAATGAATAAAGAATTAATTAAAGAAAAAGTTTTAACAGCATTAAAAATTAGAAAAGATATTCAAGAAATATATGAGAAGCACAAAGTACTGACAGTGTTGTGTAATGAAAGTCCAAATCAATATTATAATCAGGTAGATGAAAATTCAGAAGGAATAATGGTTGAATATTATTATAACACTCCATCAAAAATATATACCCCATTAGGATACATCTCAATTACATCTGGGTATTTATCTCTTGATGAGAATTATTTAGAAGCTGAAAAAGAAATAAAAGAAAAATTCGGTTTTCAATTAGGCAAAGATTCGTATCAAAATTCTATGGGATGTTTTGGTCCATGGTATTATATAACCAAATTACCATGGGGTGATAAAATAGAATTAAAACCATATGTTACAAATAGAGATAAATATATAGAATATAATGAAGCTGGAAAACTTTATGATGAAATATTGACTGAATTTAATTTAAAACAATAAAAACAAGGTGGACAATTGTCCACCTTTTATTTTTTCTAAAAATTAACTACTGCACCACAATTAGACCAATCCATTATTTTATTTCTTAAATCTAACAGTTTATTATCATTAGACAATCCATCTTCATCCATACATCTTTTAAGATAGAATATAATCTTAAATGCAATATCTTGACTTATTCCCATATAATATTTATTTATAAAATCATACCAATTACCAAATACCATTTTAGGTGATATATAAAAATTATCATCATTATGATATAATTGGTGAGGAGTTAATGATAAGAAACATAAGGGAACATTATGAAGTATATGTTCTTGTCTAATTAATTCTGATAGTTTAAATGAATTGATTTTACCTTGAGTCTTTAGAGTATGCTCACAGATCATATAACCTATATCATATATAGTTAATATAGAATGATGCATCTCTAATGTTATAGCATCTCGCTTTGATTTTGAATCAGCATTCAAATCTGTTGTTATATTACTCATAAATTGACACCTATTCAAACCCATTTCCATTAAGAATCCTTTGTAATGTTTGTATGTTACTGAGTGTCTGAATCTTTGTATAGAATTTTTAAGAAATTGTTTATAGACCTCCGTATCCATAAGAGATTCTTGAGTTTGATAGAAAGCTATCTGATAACAACTATTAGGGCTAGATATTGTGGGGTTTCCTTCCATATCCAAGAAAAAATCAACCTCTGGGAAAGCATTAAAATCATTCAATTCAATCACATCCTTTCATTAAAATGTTTCAACTGTATAATAACTATAGATGAAAGGAGAAATATTATGGATTTAATGAATTATATAAATGATAAAACAATTATACTAATACCTGTATTATATTATATAGGTACATTATTTAAATCTACTGAAAAGATAGATGATAAATTTATTCCTATTTTATTATTACCTATAGGAATTATAATGTCTATGCTTTTAATGAAAGACTTATCTATCAATTCTTTTATACAAGGAATATTAACTGTAGCTTGTTCTACTTATGCCAATCAAATTTATAAACAATTTAAAAATAAATAATTGGACAAACATAATTATAATCTCTTGTCATGAATATGTATAGAGATGGCTAAGGTCATCTCTATATTTTAACAAAAAAGATTATAGTTATATATTATATTATTGAATAAATTTAAATGGGGGGAATGTTTAAAATGTTACCAATATCAGAAAGTGATAAAAGAAAAATACAAGCATTAAAAAATAGAACTATATCTAATGGAAATACTTTGGAAGAAGTAAAAGAAGCTCAATTTAAAATTAAAAAGATTATGTTTAAATATGAAGAACCACCAAATCAATCTTCACAATACTCTAATCCAGTAAAAAATAATCCTTATACAAATTACAATCCATATACACAACAAACTTCACCTCCACCAGTACAACCACAACGACCACCACAAACTCCACCTTTTAATTCAGCAAATAGTGATATTGTTGATGAATTTATAAAATATAGAGAAACTAATGCTTCTTTTGATATCTTTATGAATATTAAAAGAAATGAAAAAAGACATGAAGAAGAAAAGCAAAAGGAAAAAAGACATGAAGAAGAAAAGCAAAAGGAAAAAAGACATGAAGAAGAAAAGCAAAAGGAAAAAAGACATGAAGAAGAAAAGCAAAAAAGTTATATAACTTGTCCTAATTGTGGAGGTACTAAATTTTATACTAATAAATATGCTACTAAAATTAATGAAACTCCATTATGTACTGGATGTCTTAAGATTGTAGATGTAGATTGTTCAAGCTATATATTCGACAATGGAATTTATGAGTACCGATATTTTACAAGAAATACTACTGTGAAAGAAATAATGGATAATTATGATGTAAATTTTTGGTTATTACATGCAGTAAATAAGAGTTTAGTAAAAGTTGTATTAAAGAATGAACCTATAAAATCAAGGATAAAATTTTACATAAGACTTACATTACATAGATTAAATGGTATACTAATAGCTTTAGGTATATAAAATAGAGAGTTTTAATACTCTCTTTATTTTTTATCTTTTCACATATAAATAAGATAGAGGAGGTATTATATAATGAGTGATATAAAGAAAATTACAAACAGTAATACAATACCATTAGTAGATGAATTGGTTTATTATTCAAAAATTATATGTAGAGATATAGAGATAAAAGATCAAACAAGTGCTAATAAATACGAATCATTAGACTCAATCAAAAATTCAGATTTATATATAAAATGTCTAGATTCCAAAGCCAACATATCTAATTTTTCATATAGTCGTGATGAATTATTATCATATGGATTAGATTCAATATATATAGATGGTTATTTAGAAAGCCCATTGACTATACCATCGACTATACAAAAAACAATAATAAACAATAGAACTAATATATATTTAAAATCATATAATGAATTAAATAATTATTATCGAATGCTTAATGGTCTTCCAGATATAGGAGATATAGGTATAACATTGAATGAAAGTTATATAGATACTACTTTATATACTATAAATCTAAATAATAAAATACATGAAATGAGTAAAGATGAACAAGATATTTTACAAGTATTAGGTATTATTGATATATTAATATTGGAATACCCTAATTCTAAATACCTGAAACATATTGGTTCTAATAAGGTTTCTATATATAAAGCTAGAAAAGCTTTAGAATTTCAATTGTTATATTTACCTACAGATATCCCAGTAGAAATATCTAAGAGATTTGAATCTAGTTATGAAATAAATAGACAATATACTATGAAAAGAGTTTATTCTGATGCATATAAATATAAATCAGATAATTATGATGCCTTTATATCTATATTTATTATTATAACTACTTTATCTGATATATTTGCTAAAATTCCTGACTTCTTTATAAAAGGAGATATATTTGATTTAAAAACTATAGAATTGATATTTGAATCTAATGGTATAGATTATTTTCCTGATATTCCAAAGAAGTATCAACTAGCAATGGTACGAAATCTAAATAGATTAAAAAAGTATAGAGCTAGTCATCAGAGTATAGTTGATATTAGTTCTTTATTTGGATTTGACAATATAGAAGTATTTAAATATTATATATTAAAAGAAAGATTACAAGATTCAGATGGAAATTATACTTTTAATGAAGATGACTCTACGAATTACGATTTAAAATTTATCAAAGTTCCTATTGATAAAATACCTGATAATTATATAAATCAACCTATTAATCAATTTTCTTATGACGAAATTGTTTCTCAGGATAAATATTGGGATGGAGATCAAGACCATGAATATATAAGAAAAAAAATAATCGATTATGAATTTAACATTCTTAGATCTCAGTATATGTCAATAGATAGTGTATATTCAATGACTCAATTATCATTTCAAACTACATATTTTTATAATATGCTTTTTGATGATGTATTTATAGAAGATCAATTATTATTAAAAATACCTACAATAAGTACAATAACATCTTTTAAATTTACCGATATATTAGTATACTTATTTGCTTTAGGTTATATGTATATAGGAGTCACTGATAATATATTATATAAACCAACAGAAGTTCTTACTATAAATGGTTTTAATTTTAAAGCTAATTTAGAATTATTGGGAAACTATGTAGCTAATAAAGGTTATACTTTAGAAGAATTAGGAGTAGCAGATTTTCAAATACCAGATTCATCTATATTGACATATAATCAATTGATGTATATATTCACACAAAATACTAAAGTATATGATCACATATGTAAAGAAATGAGAACGGCTGATAATAAAGATATATACGATATTTATAAATCATTATACGATGCATTATTAACAACTGAAGTTAATATGGAATTCTTTAAAAAATCGGATGGTACTACTGCAACAGGATATACTGATTTTATAAAAGATAAAAATCCTATTTTATATAAATCTATTCAGGATATAAGAGATATAAAAGATAAAGATGAAAGGACTTCTAAAATTAGTAATACTATTAATGATATTGTATATATAATAGAATCTTATATGGACTCTGACGATTTTAAATTCTTATGGTATAGAATTCCTACAGTATCTTCAGAATCTATAAAAATGTATATGTATGAAGTTATAAATTTCTTTAAATCATATAAGAGTACAATACTTAATATTAATACTATATATAAATTTGATGATAAATTAGATAACGCTGTTGGTATCATAGATAGAATTAGAATTAATTATGAATTGCATAAAAGTGATATGATTGGAATATTAGATAATATAATTTTGAATATTTATTTAAATAAAAAAGATAGTATAGATATTAGAGAACAAATATATATTCATGGTTATAATAATAAACCTAGAAATTGTTCAGACCTAATAGATATAGTAGATAAAATATCATCAACATATGTTTATCTAAATAAAAAATCAGAAGTTGGTATAAAAGATGTAATAAGAATATATGGTACTTTGACTAAGAGAACCAATATAGGAATTACTGAAAGATTATTTATAAATGATACTAAGATAGATTTAGAAGAGGAAAACATATAAATAAAGAAAAAGAGGAGGAATAAATAATGATTATACTTAAAAATGAAATAGTAAAAGTAAGTGATAGGATAAATATAACAGACAAAAATCAAATTGATGAGTTTAGTAGAAAGAATCGTATATTTATCAAAGATCATGCAACTGGTAAAGATATTTTTGGTTCAGATCCATTACATAATAAAGTTGTACTCGCAGGTTCTACTTATAATGCTCAAAGAATATGTCCTGTAATAAAACCTAAGATTTGGACTCCTACATATAATACTGATTTAGTATTAGATAATAGTGTTAATGAACCATATACAGGAGAAGGTGGTAGACCTGGTGAATACGTATTCTTAATTGCTGTTGGTAAGAATGGTAGTGGTCCAGATTTATCTCAAAAGAAGTTAGTTAAATATGCTTCAAGAATTGAACCTGAAGATCTAGTGCCATTTAAATATGTACCAGTTGCTAATGATATTACAGTAGCACAAAGAGCTAAATATTTTGGTAGAAAAAAAGGTGATGCTAGAATAGCTTATAATTTCAAAACATGGGAAGGTACTCCTGAATATAAACAACAATTCTTAGATGGAACTCCTATAGATGAAAATATATATAGTTCTGAAAGAGCAAAGAAAGAAGAAGTAGAATCATTTATTCAATACTACTTTAAAATAACAACAGATGATTGTAGAGATTGGTTTAGATATACAACATCTATGGCTGATGCTAGAATATCCCAAATATCATTATTAACTGCATGGAAGAAGACAATAAATGGTTTTGATTATTTCCAAGATATAAGACCATATACAGTATTAAATCTTACTACAGAATTATTAATAGATGAAGATAAAGCATTTGATATAATATATCAAGTACTTCCATAATATTATCTAATACAAATTATGATTATATATTAATGAATACATAATTAATAATTTGAAAGAAGGTAATATAAATGGAAAAGAAATTATATGAAGGTGATTTAAAAGTATTAGTATATAATAATATAAATAATGTTGATATACCTTATATATTAGTAAAATTAAATAATAATTTTTTAAGAAAACCTATATGGACTTTAGAAAAAGATAATTTAAATGGAATATGTATTATATTTGATCATATAAATATAATGAATGAAAAACATT